CCATTCCTTAGTAACACCATCAAGCTCATACTCTGCCTCATCCCAATAAGGGAATTCTAGCCATGAGTATACACCATTGAACACAAATTTATCTAAGCTAGAGATTATGTCTAAGTCAATAGTCTTTCTCTTATCAGCATAGTCTACTACTCCATTGATGGTAGCATCTGTGACACCTGACCAAAGTGCATTGATTGTGAAGTCAGTTGTGCTAGTTATAGCTATCACAGTGTGAAGTCCCTCAACACCAGGATTAGCAGCTGCTCCACCAGCACCTTGTACTATGTTCACTTGATCACCCACTACAAATGGATGCGTTGCTGTGATGCGAACATTGCCAGCATTGTCAGTAAGTGATGCAGTGTAGTCCATGTCAAAGATGTACTCTTCACCAAAGACAACATCATAGCCAAAGTAGCTATGCTCAGCATCATAGAAGGTAGTGACTGAAGGATTGAAGTCAAAGCTCACTGAGTTGCTTAGTAGCTTGCTCAAATCTTGCTCACCATAACCAGTGCCATAAGTAGGCAGTGCCTTGTAGTAGCCAATTCTATCTAATGTGACTGAGTCAAACACCTCAAAGATGTATCTGAAACCTGACTTATTCTTGTTAGTTGAGTCAATGATAAACTTGCACTCATTGTAAGCTGGAGTGAAATCCTGAGGCTGTGCGATTATAGTAGTTGCCATACCTATATTGTCTTTTTATCTGTTTTCAATTAGAAGGATAAATAGCTGTCATCGGTAAAGTACTCCTTCTTGATGTAGGTTGCCGCATACCTAATGGCATCCATAGCATCATCCCACAGCTTGACTGGTTCATCTGTGATTTGGTCACCTATCTTCTTCCACTTGTAGTTCTCATACTCCTTCTTGATTGCTGGATGGTCTTCACAGAAAATGCCAAAGGTCTTAATGTTATCTATCCCTTGCTTGACTACCTTGTTGGCATTCTCAATGTAGTAGCCAGCTCTGTCAATTTCAGCTATGGTCTCAGGCCTAGAGTAGTCAGCTAAGATGTTGATGCTCTTCTCAATGCCTAGTTGATCCATTCTAGCTATCAGGTCAGTAGTGGTCAAGTAGCTCTCATAGATGACTGGCTCAATGTAGATGTCTTTGTCTCTCCAGTATACTCTGACCAATGCTGTAGGGTGATTGTACCCAAAGTCAAGTCCATATACAAAGGATGTGAACTTAGCTGGCCTATGCTTGACAAATGACCAATTGCTGTAGATGTTGCTCTTGCTGATGGCTTTCTCTCCTAGTGCATAGATTTGATATTGTGCTTCATCAGTGCGTTTCAAGTCTTCTATCTGTCTCTTGATGCTATCAGGTAGGAAGGGATTGTCCTTATAAGTTGACTTGATTAGGATTGACTCCTCAACTGGTAACTCATACAGCCAAGAGTTGCTCTCAGATGGATTGTAGTCAAAGATTAGCTTACCTTCTGTCCTCATGTTGAGCTGAGTGAAGTCATCATAGTAGAGCTCATTGGCTTCATTGCACCAGGCAAGGTCTCGCTTCCTACCTCTTATCTTCTGTTCATCATCTACTGAGAAGAACTCAACTATAGAGCCATTACTAAATGTGTAGATGTGCTCTGACTTATTGTGTCTAGCCACATCATAGATATCTAAGTTCTTCATTATCTCTAAGAAGTCTCTCATCACAGTTGCTCTCAATGCTGGGAAGGTCTTACGAATGATTGACACTACCTTGTTAGGATTCTGTAAGCAATACACAATAATCAGCTGACATAGTGAGTAGGTCTTTGATGACCTTGAGCCACCCTCATTGATAATAAACCTATGACTTGAGTCATTGAGTGCCTCGTGATTCTTTTGAAAGATTACTGTGCTGTTTAGCTCCATAGACAAATCATACCACTATTAGTAGTACTTGTATTATTTATTATTAAGATATATTACTCTTTATTAGAAGTAATAATATTCACTTTAATCTCTGAGATAGATTCACCTTTTGATGTAGTGTCAACTCTCTCAGTCAGGTTGTTTAGTCTTTGAGTTATGGATGCATTGTACTGCCCAGTCATACCACCTTCGATTTGGTCTTTCCTGATTGCCTCCTCTATGCGTGTACAGATTGTCGCATAATCAATATATCTCCCATCCGTATTAGCGAAATAATCTTGCACTGCACTACCATTCTCAGATGCATAACATCTAAAACCTACTTGCGTCAATGGTCTCTCTAATGGAATAGCAGTTGCCTCACCAGTTTTATTAGAAAGTGAGTATTGATATCTAGGATTAGCTTTGCACCAATCTCTGTAGGATACAAATAAGTCCCACATTGCCTCAGGAGTAGCTATGTATTTGTGCTTAGCCATTGTCTATCTGTTTTAGTTTTCTTTGAGCCCATTCAACACCAGCATCTCCACCCCAAGCTAACCACATTAGTCTACCACATCCATCACCTAGCTCTTTGTCTGAGTTTTGTCTTTGTCTTTCAAATGCAGCCATTCTAGCAATTGTATCTCTAGTGATAGGCTCTTTTTTTGCAAGTTGATTAGCTCTTGCTTTGCCTACTGGTGTGCCACAGCTACCCCATCCATTCTCTTCAGCGTATCTGAGAGCTATCTTAGCATTCTCAGTAGCTTGTTGTGGATAGTCAGTGTATGACTCTTCTGCTAGTGATGCAAAATATTTAGTCAGTAGGTGCATCTACCTTCTTAGTACGTTTCTTTTTCACTGGTACATCCTCAACTGCTGTGTACTCAATTACCATAGGCTCAGGAGCTGTATCAGTCACTACCTCCTCAAATATATGCTTGAGTCCAATAGTTTGGTAGTACTTAACTTTAGTTAGGTCAAGTTTATCAATGACAATAGTCTTAGTGCCTTGAAATCTGTCATAGATTTTCACTGTCTTACCTACGTATTCTAATTTGATTTTATATTCCATAATTTTAGTCTTTATACCTATATTGTATCTCTTTTATATTTTGTTTTATTTCTTTGATTAGAAAGAATGCTGATGTGCTATTGATGTCAAAATACTTAGCTAGAGCAGTCTGAGTAGAATGACCTTTGTCATAGTATGCCTCAAAGATAATTCTTTTTATTCTATCATCCAAAGAGTTGCGATATATCTCCACCATTGCCTTCTTAAAATTATAGCTCTCTTCTACATTCACCTTGTGCTCAATGTCGGATGGATCATCTAGTGAGTCCTCTAAGTATTCATGTGACCTATAGATGTCATCTTTTTTAGTCCTTGATCCTTGAGTCCAAATTAACTCATACTTGATTGTGTTGAGTAGGTAGCTCTTTGCCTTATCAATGGTCATGTCATTAGCCTCTAGCTTAGCACAGTGAAGGTAGGCATTGTTAATGACAGCATCAGCTTCTATTGAGCTAGGGATTTTGAGTCGCTGAATGAAGTGCTTGGTATATTTGAGCACCTCTGTGTAGTTGTTAGTCAAGTATTGGTCAAGCATTCTTTTCATACCAGGATAAAAAGTCTTTATACCACACTTTCCTTCTCACTGTAGAACAAAAGCACTCCTTATCAATCTCTCTAGTAGCCATGAACTTTACCATCTTGAGCTGTGACAGTGACCTCTTAGTCAGAATCTCCTTCTCAGGTAGTGCTATAATTGATTCTACGAGTTGTATATCAGTTTGTTCAAGCATACTGCTGTAAGTGAAGTAGCACATGCTACGGTGAATGATTGTGAGTAAATGAGTGCAGTCCAAAATGACATACACTTCCAGCATCCTAGAGCAGTGTGTAGCCAGTCAGGTAGTATGAATTTGTTAATAAAGTTCTGAATAGGCTCAAAGTTAACAAACCACCAAGTAGCTACTAATGAAGTAAAGAATGCTGTCATGTGTGTAAAGATACTAATTTTGGATGTACCATTTAAACCATTTTTCATAAAATGAGTCTTTCACTGTCTTTCCATTGAGAAACCTTGTGAGCTGTGAGTAATTGACCTCCATGTCCTCAGCTATGTGTATCTGCTTGTATCTGTTTGTCATTCTCAGATTAGTCTGCTCTAGCATCCATTGCTTGATGGAGAAGTCCTTAGTCGTTGGTATAGTGATTGTATAGGTCTCTGATGAATCCATAGATGAAATAAATTAGTATTATTATTGAAACGATTGTGAGTCCTCTCTTGCCGAGAAAGTAGTGCATGCCATAAAAGAACAAGCCAAAGGTAGCCATTAGGCATAGCACTACTGTGATGTACTTTACTAGTCTCATTAGAATAGCTTAGAGATAACTTTTAGAGCATTAAGACTGACATAGTGTGTGCCATTGTATTCTCTACCTCTCAGCTCGAATGTCACCTCTACTTGTTCATTCACCTGGATAAAGTCTAGTAGATCAATGTTGTCATTGACTAGCTGAAATTTTACCTCTTGCGGATACTTATCAACTCCTACCTTGAGGATAAATTCTTGTACTCTGAATTTTTCAGATACTTGTTTTGCGGGCAATTTGTTAATAATTACTCCAGTTGTTGTGTGTTGACTCATTTTGTTAATTTATATAGGTTTAAAAATCGTGCAGTTGCGCACTTGAATTCATTGATTGAGTTATCTGAGCTAGCCTTAGTAACTTGATAAATAACCTTGCCACCCTTATTTGAGATTGGCACTACCAACTGCTCTCTAGTTAAATTCTTGTATGTTTTGTTTAGTTCAATCATTTTGTTTTGTTTTAAAGGTTAAGTGCTGAATCAAATCCATTTGAAAATCCATTATCTTGAGCTTCTTTAATCTGCTCCTTCTCCATTTCTTTGGCTTGTTTAACTAATTCAATACTGATATATGTTCTGCCAAATGCTATTTGATATTCTTCTGAATGTATATATTCAACCAACCATTCTACTGCTGTCATTTTATTTTGTTTAAATTGTTAAATTCTTCTTTACTTACCTTCCTAACATCAAGCTGGTCATAGTTCTCTGTGACTAAAATACAGTAGTCATGACCTGACTTGTTGAATGTCTTAGCTGAGTAGCGAGCATACTTGAGATTCTCTAGGCATGACTCAATAATGAAGTAGGACTTTTCCATTAGTACAGCCATCTTAAGAACCTTCTAATCAATCCTACCTGAGTCTGTGGAGTCTGTTCAATTACTACAGATGGTGTTCTTCTGCGTCTATTAGGTGATGGTGGTGTCTGTATTGATTTCATTTGTTTTGGCATTTTGTGTGTTTTTATGATTCTTATTTCTTTACTCCAATTTCTATAAGATGAAATTAAAGACATACTAATTGGGATTTTTTCATTCCATCTATAAAATCCATTTTCATCTCCGTAAATTATATTTTTTTCAAATAAAAACCTACCCCATGTTTCGCTTAAATTTGTGTAAAAACAAAGCATATTTCTACTTCTTTCATTTTTTTCAGAAACATAAGTTTTAAAATTACCTAATGATTCAATCCATTTTTTATTTGCTTCTTCTTTGCTAATTTTCATCTTACTTAAAGTTTAATTGTTCAATATATTCATTGTAATATTCTGTGCAAGCCAATAAACGCTCTCTAATGGCTTCTTCTGTCAAAGTGTTACGTTCATACTCAAGCACTGTGATTCGTTTCTTAGGATCAATGTGAGCTACCTTGTGGATAGATTTGTTATCCCAATCAGTAAGTAAGAAGTCATCTGTGTCAATCATGCAGTAGATTAGCTCAGCTGATTGCTTATCACATAGCATCATGTAGCCTCTCAACTGCCACTCATAATCTTTATTAACTCCCTCAGCTGAGATAGCTGGGAAAGTCTCTAAAGACCATGAAGTCTTGATGTCAATGATTGAATTGTCTAAGATGATGTCGGGTGTACCGATTAGACAGTCATTCTCAATAGTTTCTTCATTCTTAATATAGAATGTGTCTCTTACCTGATTGACTAGTTCAATTGACTCGTGCTCCCAGTCAGTGCCTTTCTGCATTGGCTTAGTAGAGATAAAAGAATTGTAGCCGAAGAAGTCCTCTTTTGCCTTGTTAGCTATGTAAGACTTAGTAGTCTGACTCAATACTTCTGACTTTGTTCTAGACTCAGTCATTAATTTACCTAGTGATGATGGATGCCACTTCATAGTGCTTGTATTTGTTGTTTGGTTAGGTTAAAATCTGTTTTTAATTTTTCTACTGTGTACTTGCCTGACTCGATAGACTTAAGAGCTTCTTTGAATCTGTCATCTGTTAGCGTTGGCTTAGTTGCTGATGCGACTGAGTTACCATCATCATCTACAGCTTGAAGGCTCAAGAGTGATTGAAGTGTTGCTCTTCTGTAGTAAGTCGTTGCACTAATCATTTTTTGTGGATCAATGTTCTCAGGTAATGTCAACCATGACTCAATCATCTCACCAGTTTCAATGTCAATTATCTGAGTAGTCAGAATCTTGTCATGGATAGGTTGAATTAGGAGCAGTCCATTCTCGTGAAGGATTGGCTCAACTGTTTCTAGCAATGCGTTAATGTCTGCATAGCTTTTTTTAAAGTGAGGATTAGTGCTGTTCTTAACAACCTTTCCAATGCTCATTTTTGCCTTGTGAATCTTGATCCACAGTGGCACTTTGGTTACTTCTGTTTGCATGTATTTGTTTTTAATTGTTTACAAATGTAATAATAAT